AGGGTTGGTTAATGACAGCTATATTTGATTTTCAATACAAAAGATCATATAAAGTTGGATCTAAATGGAATACTATTATAGATGATACATATTCTGGCGGAGAACAAAGAAGAAATATGTGGACAAATTCAAGAAAAAAATGGATTCTTGAATTTGATAAAAACGGGGCTGAATCATCAGATATTCTTGATTTCTTTGATGCGAGAAAAGGAAGGTATGAGGCTTTTTATTGGACATGGCAAGCCATTCACCCACTAACTGGTGAAAATATGGGAGGAGATGGTAAGCAGTATCTTGTTAGATTTGATGATGATGAGTTAGATTTAGAGCATGTTAGAAAGGGCTTTACAACTTTTCAAATAACCCTTGTTGAGGTAAAATCATGAGTAAAGGATTAACAGCTTCACAAATTGAACAGATATCAAAAACAGAAGTAAAAACAAGAATACTTCTTACTCTGCATTTAAGAGATTCTGAAAATACTGTAATAAGAATAATAGAAAATGATACACTAGCAAGTCTTAGTTATGGAGGAGAGACATATTTAGCAGCAAAGGTAAAGAGGTCTTCTATAGATAGTTCTATTGATGGAGGACCGCAGAAGGTTAATATAAAAATAAGTAATATAAACAGATACTACAGTGCTATAATAGCATCTGAAGGAGATGTGCTAACAAATTCTGTTTGTAGTATTGATGAGGTTATATATGTACCACCTGGTCACGATCAACTATTATTAGAAGATAGTGGAGCGCTGAAATTAGAAGATGGCGGGTACTTATTATTAGAAAACGATTATATAATAGGAAGTTCAATAAACATTTTTGAAGGATATATGAATAATATACAACTAACAGAAACTGAGTTTTCATTTGATGTTGAAAAAGTATTAGGAGGGTATTCAGCACAGAGTCCAAATACGACTTTTGATGTAAACTGTCAGTGGCTATTTAAAGATGAAAGATGTCAGTATAGTGGAGTTGGAACTTTTTGTGATAAAACATTTGCAACATGTGATGGATATGGAAATACATTAAGGTTCGGAGGATATCCTTCTATACCTTCAGAATTAATCATTAGGAAATAAAAATGGATATAGAAATTCTTTATAAAAAAATAGGAACTTATGATGAAAAACTTGATTGCCTCTATACGGGGTATTTAGTCTATCCAGATATTCCTATATATGAAATAAAACAAGATAAGGATTATTTTATTCCATTGATTGAAAAGCATTTTTTCAAAGTAGATGATTTAAAAAAAGGCGATTTGTTAATACTACAGTTTTATAATGGATTTCATTTTGGAATATATGCTGAAAATGATAAATTTTTTCATTGTTGTAGTAAACACAAATTAAGATTATCTGAATTGCGTAAATATAAAAAGAATTTAGTAGGTATTTACAGATGTCAAAAATAGTAGGAGCTGTAGCTGGAGCTGCAATAGGTTTTATCACAGGCGGACCAGTGGGCGCAATAAGGGGCGCTATCGGAGGATATGTATTAATAGATGCGCTAACTTCTAAGAAACAAAATTCTTCTGCTTATACAGAATCTGCAAGTCCTACGTATTCTTTTGGTCCACTTCAAACACAAGTATCAAATACAATGCCAAGACCTATTATTTATGGAGAGGTTAAGGTAGCTGGGAATAAAATTTGGCAAGAAGGAGAAAATACATCCACTATAAAGCAGATAGTTGTTTTGTGTGATGGGGAAATAAACGCAATAAATGATGTAAAATTAAATGACTATGATATAACAACACTTCCTGGATGCAGCGTCAGTAAATATTACGGAGATGGAATTCAAAGTATAGATGATAGAGTACCTGGAACTCAAGAAGTAAAAGCATCAAAAGTCGGTGGACTAAAATATGATGCCTATTTAGCGATAACAGCACAGGCATCTGATAAAATACCAGATTCTGGGTTTAATGTGACATGCATAGTACAAGGAAAAAAAGTAAGAGTTTACACAAACCCAACAACCTATACTGTTCAGTACTCTAATAACCCCGCATGGTGCATTCTTGATTTTCTTACATGTTATAATGGAATGGGACTTTCTTATGACGAAGTTGATATACAAAGTTTTATAGATGCTGCAAATTACTGTTCTGCACTGGTTGATGGAGAAAGTAGATTTTCATTGAACATTATACTTGATACTAGGCGTTCTAGGCTTGATTGGTTAAGTTCAATGCTTTTAGTGTGCAGAGGATATACTTTATATCAAAATGGAGTAGTTCACTTAAAAATAGATCAAGCTGGAAGTTCTGTTCAATCTTTTGATGAGAATAATATCATTGCTGGAACAGAAAAGTTTTGGACAACTCCAAGAGAAAATTGGTATGATATTGTTAAAGTTCAATTTATTGATCCAGATAATGAATATGCACGTGTTTATGCAATAGCAGAATCTCCTTCGTATAATAACGAACAGCCAATTATAAAATCTGTAGAAGCCTTTGGAATAACAAGCTTTAAACAAGCTTCAAGATTAGCTTGGTTTTATCAAAATGAGGCATCTACAACAAATAAGTTTTTATCCTTTAAAACAACAAAAGAGGGCTTAGATAGAACCGTTGGAGATATAATAGAAGTTAGCTCCGTTATAATGGGATATACAAAAAAACTATTTAGAATTATTTCTATGTCAGAAGAACAAGAAGGTCAAATAGAAATAACATGCAAAGAATATAACGCAAACTTGTATAATGATACAACTGGAAGCGTAGCTCCTAGTATAGATATTATAGGATCTGATGGAAACGTATTTACGACTGAAATAACAGATATAACATTACAAGGAACATCGGATGTGGATCAGGTAAGAAGAATACAGTTATTAATTGATAACCTAAGCGAAAAAGGTGGAGGCTATTTAAATATAGATTCTCAAGAATCTGGTGGTATTTTAATAAACGGGTCTGTTAATGTTAAATCAAATGTACATCTTAATTTTAAGTGTCCGGTTATTTTTGGAGCTTACGGACAATTAAGAATTTATGGAGGATTTGAAGAAACTCCAATAGATCCAAATCCATTACCAAAAATAGGAGCAGATTGTACTGTAGGAAGTACAAGAATTTATTTAGGAAATCAGCCTGAATCTTTAGCTAGTAACTATTCTATTGGAGACAAAATAATAATTAGAGGATTAACTGATGGAAATGGGGAGGCTATAGAGATGCAAGAATTAACAGTTACGGCTGTTAATACTACATCAAATTATATTGATGTTTTAGAGCCCCTTGAATATGCTTATAAAGTGACATACCCAGCTGGGGATTTTGAAGCAAATTTTGGAACTGTCGATAGAACTTTTATAACTTTTTTAACACATACGCGTTTATCTGCGGATGCTAGTCGAGGAGATACGACTATTACTGTTACGAATACTACAGGATTTGCAGAAAATGATTATGTATTTTTTGGAGATACAAAAACACCATCTGAGATCGCAGGAACATCAACGAACACCTTTAGACATGAAGTTAATAAGATAACAAATATAACAGGAACAACAATAACACTAGAAAATCCTTTATGCCATGATTATGAAACATCCTATGACGCATATATAATTAAAATGAATATGGTATCAAATTCAAGTATAAGGGGTGCAAAAGTAAATTATAATGCTAATCCTTTTGAATTTACAACAAATGCGTTTACAATTGCTTATGCTAAAGATTGTTGGATACAAGATTGCGCAGTATTAAATGATGGTGCATATAAAAGCAGAGGACATGGATTTAGAATAGATAGATCTATAAACTGTCACACATATAATTGTGCTGTCTATCCTCCAGGATTTGTTGATGCAGCAGAGGGTTACGGATTTACGTTTTACAGGAGTAATCATTGTTCTCATAATAATTCATATGCAAGGGGATGTAGACACTCATTCTTATTTTTTAGAGGATCTAGTCATAACAGATTTAATAATGTAACATCAGTTGCATGCAGAAAATCAGATATAGATTTTCATGGTGGAGATGAATATGGAAATATAGTTGATGGGTTTACGATTGTAGGTCAAGATCCATCACAAATAATAGGAAATAATCTAGAAGCAATTAAATTTGGAAATGAGTCTCATGTAGCAGGATCACATAATAATATTGTTAGAAATGGAATAATAACGGATTATAGTGGTTTTGCTATTAGTTTTGTTCCAACATCTTCTAATAATTTGGTTGAAAATGTAACTGTTAGAAATGCTAATTGTTTTATTAGGTGTGTAGATCTTTCTGTTGATAGTACCTTAGTTGCAAAAAATAATACAATAAGAAATTGTTTTGTAGAATCTTTAAAAGAAAGATTATGTACGATTAATGGAACACAAAATGGAGGAAGTTCTCAGATTATTGATGGACTTGTAATTGATGGCTGTATATTTAGAGGATTTCAAGAATATTTTAGAACTTTTACAAATACCATAAACTGTAAAATTATAAATAATAAAATTTTAGATGCAGTAGATGCGACTGGACAGCCAGATCCTTATATTATTAGGGCAATTAATAGTGATAATCTTCTTATTCAAAATAACTATATTGAAAAAGGAACAAGATTTCTTAAAATACAAAATTGTAAGAATCTTGTTTGCATTGATAATACTCTTAAAGATTTTTATGAAACAGAGGTTTTAGATGATGTATCCGGTAACGATGGATATATTTTTAAATATAATGATTTTATAGGGTTTGATGAAACTTATTCTACATCTGGAGGCGGTTCTTCTGGAGGAACAATAAGAAATAAGTTTCAAGCTCATATAGAATCCTCATTATCAAGCGCTACATTTCCGATGGTTGTAACCTCCGCCATTCCTTTTGATGATACAACCCCGTTAATAACTGAAGGTAGTGAAATATTAAGCTATTCATATACTCCTAAAAATATGAAAAGTAAATTAAAAATAGATGTTTATGTTCCAGCAGTATTTATACCGACAGATTCACCTCAACCTCCAGCTACTAATGTTGTGCTGAGTCTCTTTTCAGGATCAACATGTATAGGAGCATCTGGAATTAGACTTCCAAACACAGGAGAATCATCAGGACATCAAATAAGTGTTACAGCTCTTGTTGATTTGTCTGATAAAAGCAGTATAACTTTTTCTGCAAGAATTGGTCCCAAATCTATTTCAAATGGCGAAAAAATTACAGTAGGAAGTAGGTTTAATGGATTATCAACACCATTTATTGTAATACAGGAGATGTATTAAAAAGGAGAAAATATTATGTCAACAAATGATAAAAAAGCATCAGAATTAACAACTGAAACTACGATACTCAAAACAGATAAATTATATATCCTTAAAGATCCATCTGGAACTCCACTATCTAGAGTTGCAACAATAGACGAGTTATTGAAGGATGTTTTTGAATCAATTTTTGAAGTATCTTTAACAGAGATATCTTATGTTGATGGTGTAACATCATCTATACAAACGCAACTAAACTCAAAAGTAAACAAAAACGGGGATACAATGACTGGAAGTTTATTAATAAATAATTCTACAGATTCTGATTCAGATACAGATGATATTCTGTTAACTGGATTGACAGCTTGTCATGGAATACTAACAGTTGCTATAATAAGTGATAACAAAACAGCTGTATATAGAGTTGATGGACAGTCCTTAACAACAATATCAGCACACTCTGATTTTTCTACTTCAAAAGATACTAGTAATAAGTATAATATATATTGGGAAGACGATCAGTTTAAGGTTCAAAATAAATTTGGGGATAGCAAAGTTATTAAAATTGGATTTATCGGTGTTTAATTAGGATGTGTGGGACTAAAATTATGGATTTAACGTTTTTAGCTAAAAATTATGAGTTATTGGGGGTAACTTTATCTGGAGCTATTACTTTATATTTTTTGTTTAAGGACTTGTACAGTAAAGTAAAAGAAAATAAAAATGATTTAGAAAAATTTAAACAAGATCAATCAAAAAAGTGTGATGATCATAGAAAAGATGGCCATGATAGATTAGAAAAAGTTGAAAAGAAAATAGATGATGGTTTTTCAAATTTGGGAAACAGAATAGAAACCCTAACAAATCATTTAATAGAGATATTGAGAGGAAAATAATTATGGAACTATTTGATAAGGCGATGAATTTTGTTGGTTTAATGGAAGGAGGATATGTCAACGATCCTATAGATAAAGGTGGAGAAACAAAATATGGAATAAGTAAAAGAAGTTATCCTAATTTAGATATTAAGAATTTAACTAAAGAGCAGGCGAGAGAAATTTATTATAAAGATTTTTGGTTAAAAAATAAATGTGATACCATGCATCCAGTTTTTTCTGTTCTTGTGTTTGATACTGCTGTTAATATGGGCAGTGGTGTTATAAATGAGTTTCTAAAATCATCTGATTATATAAACCCAGAAAGATTTTTATTAGCTAGGATTAAAAAATATATCAAATATTGTTTAGCAAATCCAACTCAACAAAGATTTTTCTTTGGTTGGATAGTTAGGTGCATGAAACTGTATGATTTTATTAAAACCTTGTAGGAGAAAGTTATGTTAATTGATATTTCAAAATTAAAACCAACTTTAACTTATCATGTTAATGAAATTGGAACTGGAAGGACATCATTAATTCTTCAAGATTTGCAGCATCTTGAATATAAAAACATCAAAAAAGAAAATATCGCTACTCATAGTTTAATCTTATTCAACAAACTAGGAAATTGGATGGTATTTGAAAATCATTTGAAGTGGAAAGGGACAAGGCAGTACACTTTAGCAGAATATGAAAAAATAAATATTCATGAAAATAAAAGAGTAGAAATACATCCGTATAAGTTTGATTTACATATGGTTGAATATCTAACAAGAAATAACCCCGGATATCAAGTATTGGATTTAGCAGAAATTGCAGTTAAAAGATTAGCTGGATTACCATTTCCTAGTTTTAAAGGACTGGTTTGTAGCTCTACAGTAGCTCAGTGTGGTGTGATGGCTTGCAACGTTTTAGGACTAAAAATAGAAGAGTTTAGTCCAGCTGATTGGCAATATTATTTTAGCCTCTAATCTCTTGCTCAGGGTTTATTGAAATATATAAACCCTTTTTTATTTATATCTTATATACAAATAATTTTATCTTGACATTTTATAGGGGCTGTTATAAAATTTAAAAGTAGACAAAACGTAGCTGTAAGGGCGCAATATTTTTTTTGAGGCGTATTGTGCCCTCTTTTTTTTTTAGGACAAGAGAATGATTATTGTACACAACGATGACGGATTAGAGATTACTATTGGATTTAACGATCAATCTTTAGATGCACTGGAGATTGTAAAATCTCTTCCAAACATTAAATTTATTAAGCGACATAAAGTGTGGCAAGTACCAACTTATAACCTTTTAAGTTTAGAAGATCGGCTAAAAAGGGCAGGTATTAGGTACAAGATAATAAACAATACCACCAAACTAAACAATGGCGCAGATTTTAATTTTAAATTAGAACCATTTCCATATCAAAAAGATGGATTTGAATATGGAAAACAAACATTTGGATATATTCTTGCAGATGATCCTGGGTTAGGAAAGAGTAAACAACTCATTGATGTTGCAACTTATAAAAAATCCGCATATGGATATAAGCACTGTTTAATAATTACATGTGTAAAAGAATTAAGAACAAATTGGGTAAGAGAGATCCAAAAAAATTCAGATGAATTAGCATGTATTATTGGAGAAGGAATTAATGGAAGATATATAAATGAAAAGGGGAAAAAGGTAAAAAGTGAGTTGTATGATAGATTAACTCATTTAGAGCGAATTCCTGATGAATACTTTTGGATATTAAACATAGAATCTCTTAGATTTGATCCAATAAAAGAATTACTAAGAAAATATATTAAACGTGGGATTATATCTATGGTAGCTGTAGATGAAATACATTACTTAAAATCCCCAACAAGCCAACAAGGAAAGGGTTTATTATCTTTATCTGATTGTAAGGATAAAGTTTGCATAACAGGAACTCCAATAGAAAACAGTCCGCTTGATGGATATATAACTTTAAAGTTTTTAGGACAAATTAAACAAACATGGACTGCTTTTAAGGATTTTTATTGTGAGTACGGAGGGTATGGCGGACATGAAATAATAAGATATAGAAACATGGATATATACCAAAGGGCATTCAAAAATGTAATGCTTAGAAGAAAGAAAGAAGATGTTTTTGATCTTCCTGAAAAAATTATTGGAAACGAATATCTTGATATGAATGAAAAACAAAGAAAATTGTATGAAGATGTTAAATTAAGAATAAAAGCAGATATAGATAAAATATTACTAAGCCCGAACCCGCTTGCAGCTTATACACGATTAAGACAGGCGACCGCACATACAAGCATATTAAGCACAACAGTTTCTGAATCAGTTAAATTTGAAAGACTATATTCAAAATTAGAAGATATAAATGAAAAATTTATAGTATTTAGTTCTTGGGCAGAAGTGACAGAGATGCTATATAAATTTTTGAAAAAATTTAATCCAGTGTTGGTAAACGGAAATGTTGATCCTAAAGTACGGCAGTGTGAAATTGATATATTTCAAAACGATGATAAATGTAAAGTTATTTTAGGAACATACAGAACTCTTGGAGTTGGTTATAATCTAACAGCCGCAAGAAGGGTTGAACATTTTGATAATCCATGGTCAATGACAACAAAAAACCAAGCAAATGATAGGGCGCATAGGATTGGAACTACTGGAGTTATAAATATTAATACAA